GTCACATTCAAGTATTTGTCGAGATCTTTCGCCGCCTGGTCAAGGTCGAAACGATCGGTAAAGAAACCGCTGTCGTCACCTAAGACACAGATATGTGCGACGGTTGCCCCTTGCATTAACGCAACGAACTCAACATAAACGTGGTTTACGATAGAGTCGATAAGCTGAGTAAAAGCAGTCCCAGAGGGCACACCATGTGTAGTAATGAACTTTCGACCATCTGGCATCAAGATGGGAGTATTGATAAAGTAGTGTGCAATTGCCTCTTTGAAGACCTTCATCTTACGCTCTTCGTACTCCTTGTGCTGTCGCTTCCTTCGTTCTGGTATTGAGCGATCATTCATGATCTTTGGATCTGAAGGGTCGATGTTCTCGAACGCAACGTCAAACGCGAATCGTATTAGGTCTGACGAAACCGTTGAATCGAACGAGGAGATGTCCATGCCAATAATCCGACTCCAAGTTCTTTTCCGGCGAAACCAGTCGTGCACCATGATGTCCGGATCGTTACCGTAGAGCATCGGTTGACAGGGTCGTTTTGCGTACTCGGCATACAGTGGAAAGGCATACCGACCTTCGAGAACGAGTAATTCGCCTGGGTACAACCAGACAAGACGGGTTTTCCAGTTCCCGACCGTTGACATCCCACCACGTTGGGCGGCTAAACACGGCGGAAAACGCGCCTTATGAGGCTGAAAAGTGCCTGATTTGATGTCCCGCTTCCACAAATTGTGGATTCGCTCTGCCTCTGCGAGCATTTCGGGCATCACATCCTTCTTCAGCTTTCCGGGGAACGTGTATCCTGCGGATGTACCGCCTTCCATATATTTGGGCATCTCCTCCATCTGGTAACGATGGGGCTTTACACGTAGCGCAAAGGCTTCCCGGGTTTTGGCCATGGCTTCTTGAAGGCAGGTTCGGGGTTTTCTGGCAAGTGACCGAACCTTGATATCAGGTCCGTCGAACTTCTCGAGTTGGGCGTACATCCCTTTCACACCTGCTGGCCGGCGGGTGGAGAGGAAAAGATCGTCAAACATGTTGCGATCAAACTTCTTCAGAGAGATCATGACCCAAGGGTCAAATCGTTCTCTGGCTTGGTAAACGCCATACTTTCGATCAGGCTCGACTTCTCTCATGCGTCGAGGGTGGAACTTCTCGGAATGAGAGTGGGGGGAGGGCTCGGGTTGAGAGGAACCGGATGGGACCGATGTTAGCTCATTAAGTAACGCCTGAGCTTCTCTCCAGGTGGCAGAATCTCCAGGATCATTGCGATCCGGCATGCCGTAAACGTCAGGTAACGCTTGAACTGACTGCGCGGACATTTTAACTAGG